AGTACAAGGAGAATTTGGACCAGATGTTATGGATAAGATTAGACAGGATGCATTAAAAGGTTCACCAACTATGCAGAAGTTATTTCCAGAACTAACTAATATGCAGAAGTCAGAGTTAGAAATGCGTGGACCAAAAGGAACATTTAGAGACTTTTATCCTGGAGATCAAATGCCTAAGATGCCTCCAATGAATACACCTGGACTCAATCCAAGAACACCAGATGCTATGCCACCAGTATTTAGACCTGGAGATGGACAGAACTATAATAATATGCAACGCAACATGAATACAGTTACAGGACCAAAACAATTAAATAGAATGCTTATGGCAAATATGATGGGATTGTTATCTTAATGGCTAGACCTAAAGGAGTTAAAGCAGGAACAAAAGCAGAACGCTTATCAGCAGAACTAGGTAAAGGACAAACTACACCTTTGAAGTATATGTTGAATATGTTGAATAATCCTAAAGTATCTATTGAAAAAAAGATGTGGGCAGCAAAAGAAGCAGCACCATTTGTACATTCTAAACTAGCGTCAGTTAATAAAACTATTTCAGGAGATGATGAAAAACCTATTGCAGTTACAATAGGATGGCGTAAAAAGAAATAATGGAAATTGAAATTCCTTATGAGCCTAGACCTCTACAGGAAAAAATACACAACGCACTAAAACGATTTAATGTTTTAGTTTGTCATAGACGATTTGGTAAAACAGTATTGGCAGTCAATCATTTAATTATGACTTGCTGTGAAAAACCTAATTCTAGATTGGCGTATATAGCACCAACATATCGCCAGGGTAAGGCAGTCGCTTACGACTATTTAAAAGAATATACAGAACCCTTAATGAAACTTGGTGGAAAGCGTCACGAAACAGAACTCAAAGTTGATCTTTGGAATGGATCTAGAATACAAATCTTTGGAGCAGATAACCCAGACTCACTTCGTGGTTTAGGATTTGATGGAGTAGTCCTGGATGAGTTTGCTCTCATGTCACCTCGAACTTGGTCAGAGATTGTACGACCTGCAATAGCAGATAAACTTGGATATGTTATATTCATTGGAACACCAATGGGTCATAATCATTTCTGGGAAGTATATGATCTTGCTAAAAGACGAGGTGGTGATTGGTATGCTGAGTTATATCGAGCATCAGAATCAGAAGTTATACCTGATGATGAATTGGAAGAAGCTCGACTTACAATGCCTGAAGATCAATTCGAACAAGAGTTTGAAGTAAGTTTTCAAGCAGCAGTATCAGGTGCATACTATGGAAAGCAAATACAAAAAGCAGAACGAGAAGATAGATTAACTGATATTGAATATGATCCTAATAATGAAGTAGAAACATGGTGGGATTTAGGTATAGGTGATTCAACTGCAATATGGTTTGCACAAAGATCAGGAAGTGAAATACACTTGATTGATTATCTTGAAACATCTGGTGAATCATTAGCATACTATGCAAAAGAAATAGAAGCTAAAGGTTATAACTATGGTAGGCATATAGCACCACATGATATAACAACTAGAGAACTTGGAACTGGTAAGTCT